TTCCTTGCATCAGACATCTTTACCAGGCGGGGATACGACCCACAAACGGAATTGTATAATTCACGAATCGTGGCATAGATGCTGCTTTCCGGAGTTCTACTCTCATAATCTCCTTTAGGAGATTTATTATATTCTTTCTTTCTTTCCTTCTTCCCTTCTTCTATTGTTGCCACTTGACTGCCACCTGACTGCCCGTTGACTGCCACTTGACTGCCACCTGACTGATACTTATCATAGTTTTTTATTGTAATTACGCTGAATTTCGGGTGTCGGTTGACTGCCACCTCTCCAGTGTTTTCCAGATGCTTTAGTGCTGTTCTTACATTCTTAATTGTAAGCCCTGTTTCTGCTGCAAGATTCTGCTGGGATGTGACAAATGATCCTCTCGGAACTTCTACTCCCTGGAATCTTCCGCCTTTCCAGTTTGCTTTCAAGAGAATGTGTAAGAACAGAACCTTTGTGCTGACATCGGTATACCATTCCCATTCAAGGATTTTCCTGCTGATCTTCACATAATCCATGGCCAGCCTCCCATTCCCTGTATAACTGCATCCAGTCCTCTAATGTCATAGTTACAAGCCATTCACAATGATTCTTGCGGTGGAACACAGCTGGAAGTTCGTCCGGCTTTCTGTCTCTCTTGGCCTGGTCTATCGCGTCGTATATGTTAAGACGTTCTCTTCTCTTGACTTCGATATGTATTCCAGGAAGGCCAACTACATCCGCATCACCGTTTGCTCCGCTGTACTGCTGTCCTCTCCTGGCTTTTTTATACCCGTACCCCCGGAGAGTGCTCGCGACTTCCCGCTCTCCGGTGGCTCCTTTACTTCTGCTGTTCATGCTTCACTCCTATTCCGTATTGCTCATATAATTTCTGCTTTTCAAATGGTGTCATGATCTCGCTGTCCGGGATGCCGGAATCTCTGCAATCCTCAATAAGTCCGCTGATCAGTCTGGCCATTTCTTCTGTGTTGTAGGTACTGGAACCTCTCAGTAGAATATATACTCTCTTTGTCTGCCCCTTCATGACCGTAATCTTCGGAGAGAGTGCCAGATGATATTCCATCTTATTAAGAACCTCTTTTTCTGTCTGATCAGTATCGGGTAAGGGAACAGCGATCAACTGCCCTTCCACCCGTTCGAACTGTCCATACTCTCTGAGCATCCTATTATGAGCTTCTGTATTCGTCCATCCATGTACCTTCGCCAGCTTTGTCAGAAGGCACCAGTAATAGGCGTTTGCATCAAGAGAACGCTTCTCCCTGTGCTGTTTCAACTCCACATCCAGTTCTTTCCCTGAGAACGTCTGTAGGGCTTCTGAGATGTCCTGATCGGTGGATATGGTAATGTTCCAGTTCCTTGTTACCATATCTCTGAACATGGCTGAGATTTTGCCTTTAAACTCCATCAGTCATCACCATACTTTTCTTTTAAGGCATTCAACATATTTCCTGCATCAGTTTCTGTAGGAGTTTTCCAGTTCTTTCCATTTGAGCTGATCCAGTATTCCAGGTTAATGTTGTGTTTCTTTCCTATGCTCTTGATTGTCTTGACCTGTGCAGCTGTAGCAAGTGGTTCATCACCCGGTATCTCATTGCTGAACGGCTTATGTTCCTCTTTTAACCAGAGATTGAACCCCAGTCCTGTATGTATGGCCACGCACTTCACAAAGGAACGACACATACTGTTCCACACTCTCTGCTGACTCATGGAATTATCCTTTACAGGGTTTGTTCCATTCATTACCGGAGACTGCATGACATATTCTTTGTCATCGATCACAACCTTGATCCTGGTCTCATAAGCCCGGTTCGTTACGCCATTCTTGTCCGTAAATGTAACGTCTGAATAGTAAAGGCTCCCCCAGTACGTTCATTCGGGATTGGAACGAAATACACAGCCTCGGCTCCATTCTCATGCAGAAGGTCAATACATTTTGCCCAGTTCAGATACAACATACCTTCTCGTTTTTCACAATACGGAAGCACATCGACCTTTCTCATCTCATTAAAATTCTTTAACATATTCACACCGCCTTAAAAAAGCAATACACATTGTCGGAGCCATCACCTCTCACCGGATTTTTTTGCCATTTAAAAATGTTCCACCGGCACAGTGATATTCGAGGTGATTCAGATACATGTCCGGGTTCTCCCAGTCAAGAATGTACGCTTTCCGCCTGTTCAGCTCCTCCAGAAGCTCGTTTACTGTCGCTGTCAGTTCCATTGTCGGAAGGAGCTTCAGCTCTGTCTGATTCAACATTTAACGGGCACCTCCCATCTATTAAGAGCCTAAGAAGATGTGCTTTTGCAAGTTTGTACTGCTCAGCGGACTCATCTTTAAGCAGTTCTTCATTAAAGTAGATTGTGTAACTCCCATTCCTTCTCTTATCCGGCTCCCACTTTGAATTCATAATGCCGATATTACAAGCATGCACATGCGAAGTGATGTCAAGTGAAACAAAATAATCTGTTTCATTCGAAACCCTCCACACTAACTCAAAAAGCTCTTTGATTTCTTTCTCAAACATTTTCATTCTCCTTTCTCTCTGGTGTATCAATATCCCAGAGGATTCCGTACACGATCGCCGCCGTCATTGCCGCCGCAAAAAGCTGTCTCCCCGATCCACCCCACTGCCAGAATGGAAGGAATGTGGAAAAACCTCCGATCAGCGCGGCACAGATGATGTTTTTCAGATTATTCACTGATACCTCCCAGAATCCACGCAAGGTTGCTCGCTACCAGTGCGGCAGCCGTCACAATCCATGCTGTAAACCATTTCCTTGATTTCTTCTTGCTTTCCTCGACAATTTCAGTCGCAAGTACTACTTCGATGTCAGCCCATGTTGGCTGATTTTCGTTTTTGTTTTCGCTCATATCAGCTAATTTCTCCTTATTTGTTCTTATTCGTCTTTACAATTAGCAGATAGAGGCTTATAATTAACCTGTATCCACTAAGGCGTTTTAGTGGGTGCAAAGCTCCGGGGTGGAGGTTTCAGCTCCCTCCGGGGCACCTACTTATTAAGAGCAGCTTTGCCTTTCCAGACATGACCAGTTACTTCATAGACTTTCCTAGGGCTTATGATGTATGTGATCCTGCCACCGGAAAGGCTTTTTGCTGGCTTGTTATTCTGGATAGCAGTCCCGATCGGCAACCATCCGTACACAATCCCTGCTCGGATTGATGTTGCAGGGAGTCCGATCAACTGGCTTGCATCAGATACGCTCATGTTCTCCGAGGAGAACTCTGGCATCTGTGGAATGCCTGATATGATTCTCGCAACCTCTGCGGCGAACTGATGAACTTCTGCATTTTCTTTGATGTAAGTATCAACTTCGCTCATTTCATACTCCTTTCTTGTGGTATACTCCCTATAGATGGGAGGTGATATTGTGTATCTCAATAAAGAACAATTTAATTTCTTGAAATATCTTTCAGGCAAAGAAAAAATTGAATATTCTTCTCTTTCGGAAAATGAAATCAAAATCTCCAGTTTTCTTGAAGAAGAAAAATTGATTTCCGTTGATAGAGAATCTTTTCCTAGAATCAATCAAGACGGTCAGGTCAGATATGTGAAAGGGAAAACTCTCTCTATTACGATTTCCGAACAGGGAAAATCTTATATTGCTGAAAGAAAGCATGAATTTAAAAAGTTGTTATTGAAAGATGTGGCTATTCCGATTATTGTTTCGATTCTTACCACCCTAGCACTAAACGGATTAAAACTGTTGCCACACTTGCTACAATTGCTGGAATCACATATTCCATAATCGGATGGCGTTTCATGTTTTTTACTCCTTTCGCTCTGGAATCTTCGGTTCAAGAAACTTGTCAGTTTTATCGGGATTCTTGTATTTTGCAATTGTTTCGCCGACCCCAAGGAAATACCCCTTGTCAAATTCCGACATATTAGGAACTGCCTTGGTTATTGATTCAAGAATCTTTTTTTCTTTTTCAGACATGCACTCACTCCTTTCTTGTGATATACTCTCCTATGAGAGGAGATTAAAATGAAAAATATTGACTTTTCTAACATTGAGTTATCCTTTAGTGAGCGAATAACTCTCCACTTGTTGCCGATTATCAAATCTAATCGTTTCTTTAGATACCAGACACTAGACTATCTGAACCGCCTAGGTCTGCTTGATCGAGATCACGGAGTTTATACCGTGAACCGAAATTGCAAAATGTACTTTCGAATCAAGCGTAAAGAACGAGTTAGATTTATAATCCCAGCAGCAATATCAACCGTTGCCCTATTTGCTGGATATGACGTATACAAGATTCCACTTCTGGACGAAATATTATCAACAGTAAAGACACTATTGATACATATAATGGAAAGTTTGGGAATTTTCCGATAAACCATTCCAGCAACGTTTTCCTTGGCTCGAAAAAATACCAGTGGAAAAACTTTTTTATTTGGCTCGTTGTTTTCACCTCCTTGTTTTTGTTGATGAACAAATAATAGCACTTACATTCTTGTTTGTCAACATGTTTTATCAAATTATTTTCAATTTTTCTTGTTGACCAACAAGCGTAATAATGGTATACTTCATATTAAGAAAGGAGGAACAATGTTGGAAACGATAGGAGAAAGGATCCGATCTATCAGAGAAGAACATCACATGTCCCGAAGAAAATTCGGAGAGGTTCTCGGCACTAGCGAAAACGCTATTGTCAATATAGAATATGATAGATTGAAACGTCCTGACCAGAAAGAACCTATATATAAGCTGATTTGCAAAGAATTTGGAATTAATATGGAATGGCTTATGTACGGGACTGGCGATAAAGAATGTGATGATTTAAGAGATGCTCAAATTTCCGAGTTTGTTGGAAGAACTTTTGAAAACGAATCTGAAACGTTCAAAAAAAGGTTTATTGCCATGCTTTCATCATTAGATGAATCTGATTGGGAAACACTTGAAAAAATTGCAAATTTGCTTCAAAACAAAAAAGAGCAGGAATAACACCTGCTCTCTTTTTATAAGATACCACGAACAAAATGATAAATTATCTTTAATTTTCTGGAGTCCATCTTTTCTAAAAGTTTAATTATTTTTTCTTTATAGTCCATAAATAACCCTCCCTGTCGCAACTACTACTTACACTACAGTATATGTCCGGCTGTGGGAAATAGAACCGAACATTAGTTCGTTTCATGTCATTATATCACTAATGTTTGCTCTTGGCAACTGCCAGATATACACCGATATGCTTATGATTGCATAGAAATTATTCGTAACATCAAAGATATAGTCTTTTCTGTTTAGTGGCAGGGCGAATAAAAACGGCAGCATGGTCTGCTTTATTTCATGGGCGCTATTCTTATGTAGGATAGAAGATCTGTACGCATTTTGGACAGAATACACTCCTGACTCTTCATGGATATAATCGTCTACACACATTGGTAAATAAACAATGTAATTAAGCAAAAGCACAGCTCCTATTATAATTAGTATATTTTTGATTATTTTCATTTCATAAATCACCTAAAAACGTCTATTTACAACTAAATTTAACGATGCTATAATAAAAATAACATATTTAAACACTTTTTTTTGCAAATGGCGAAAACAATGTTTACAAGGGAATGATTTACATGAAAATTGCGATTTGTGACGATGATAATTTACGGATTGAGATTTTCAAAAATAGCATTGACCGATATCTAAAAGAGCATGGTGATGGTGGATATACATTAACCACCTACACCAGCGGAAAGCCTTTGATCGACGATGTTTCAGATGGTGAATGGTATGACATAATAATTCTTGATGTCTCCATTAACGGAGAAAATGGCATAGAGATTGCCAAAAGATTAAGAAAAATCGGATACTATGGAAATATCACTTTTTGGACAGAACGCAAAGAATATGTATTTGATGCACTTGATGTGCTGCCGGTTCATTACATCATTAAAGGCTCTGAGCATGGAAGAATGTATTCAGTTGTTGAACAGACGCTTGAAAATATCCGTGAAAAAACGCTTACTATCAAGAACAAGAACTACTTTCACAGAGCTGAATTCCGGAATATTGAATACATCGAAAGCCAGAACAAATACATAATGATCCATTGCACGTGCGGAATATCGCACAAGGAACGAGGAAAGCTCAATGATATCGAAAAGAGTCTTGACGGAAGATTTTTGCGCTGCCACCAGAGCTATATAGTTAATATGGACGAGGTAAGCGAAGTAAGCCATTTTTTTACGATGGTATCTGGCGCGATCGTCCCGATCAGGCAAAGAGAACTTGCAAAAATAAGAGAAAAATATGAAAACTACGTCATTGGAGGGAAATAAAGCATGAGCGAAGAAAAAACAAAGAAATGCAAGTATTGTAAAACAGAGATTCCGGCAGATGCTAAGGTCTGCCCGCAATGCCGAAAGAAATTAAAAGGCGGAAAACTCAAATGGGTTGTGCTGATAATCCTTATCGGAGCTATCATCGGAGCTGTAGCTGGTGAAAGTGATTCGGAATCAGATAAAAGCGCAGCAACCGCTACTTCTTCAGAAAAGAAAGAAACTGCTACTAAACCAAAAGAAGAAGCTGCGCCGATCGAGTATACTGCTGTTTCCGTTAATGATATGATGTCCGATCTTGATAGCAACGCCATGGGTGCATCTGATAAATACAAAGGTAAATATCTTGAGATCACCGGAAAACTTACTAATATTGATGCTTCTGGTGAATACATAAATCTTACGGCAGATGGCGATTTTGAAATCATTGGCGTACAGTGCAATATCAAAAATGACGAGCAAAAATCAAAGGTAGCATCTCTCACCAAGGGCGATACCGTTACATTAAAAGGAAAATGTACAGATGTCGGAGAAGTGCTGGGATATTCTCTTGATATTGACGAGATAGAGTAAATAACACGGCTCCTGCTTAATAGCAGGGGCTGTTTTTATACAAGGAGGAAATTATGGCAAAAAGAAAGAAATACCCAAAACTGCCAAACAGTTTCGGCTCTATCCGCTATCTTGGCAAGGGTCGAAGAAACTGCTATGCAGTGCACCCACCGGCAACGATTGACGCAACAGGAAAAGCGATCCGCCCACCTGCGATCTGCTACGTTGACGACTATCTGAAAGGGTTCGCTGTTCTGACAGCATACAAAGCCGGGACGTACAAACCAGGTATGGAAAAAGAGCTTGAGATTGCCCCTACAACGGACACAGACGCCCTTGTAAGCCGTATTCTGTCAGACTACAATACATTTAAGGGCACAGAGGAAAAACACCCGGAAACGCACAAATTGACGTTCTCAGAGGTGTATGAAAAGTTCATGGCATGGAAGTTCCCAGAAGACACTGATCTGTCGAAGTCTTCAAGGAACGCATACCATTGCGGGTATCTTAACAGTAAGCCCCTGTATGATCGTACATTTGAAGACTTGAAAGCACCGGATCTGCAAAAGGTTATTGACGACTGCCCGCTCAAAAAGCAGAGTTTGAACACGATCCTGATGCTTTTTAAGCAGATGTATAAATTCGCAATCTACTCAGAGATAGTCACGGAAAACAAGGCACTGTATGTTTCTGTCAAAACAAAAGATGATGTTGAGCACGGAACCCCATTTTCCGATCTGGAACTGCAAGTCCTCTGGCAGAACACCGATGATCCGGAAGTACAGCTCATTCTGATTATGTGTTACTCCGGCTGGAGAATTGGCGAGGTCCTGAAGCTTACGACCAATCTTGAAGAGAGATATTTCCAGGGCGGCATCAAGACCGCAGCCGGAAAAGGCAGGATCGTTCCGATCCATCCGGCTATATATGAGTTTGCAAAGAACAAGGTCCTGACGCAAAACGGCAGGCTCTGCATCTATTCCCAGACACAACACCGAAACGCTCTGTTCTACCCTACACTGGAACGATTGGGGATAATCGGCAGCCCGAAGCACACGCCGCACGATTGCCGACACACCTTTTCTGCCCTGTGTGAAAAATACGGTGTCCGGGAGAATGACCGGAAGAGGATGTTGGGGCATTCATTCGGAAATGATGTCACGAACGCTGTGTATGGTCACAGGACTCTGGAAGAACTCCGGGAAGAAATTGAAAAGATAAAAGTTCCGTTTGTGACTAACTGTGACTAACCGTTCCTATTTTTATCACTTTTAAACTGCCTTAATCGCTCTAACAAAAGTCTGTAAAGTATTGATTTTACTGGCTTTTCCGCATTTTACAAGGGATTTCGCAAAGACATTTTCTTTAATCTAATTTTAATGAAAATCTTCAAGAATCCTTTGTTTATGCGGTTTTTCAGACTTTGTTTGTGACTAATTTGTGACTAACCGTGTAAATCTATATCTTATTAAAATGTCGCAATTTGACGTAAAAAAAAAGAGAGTCGGGTTTTTGGGCCCAACTCTTTTTCTGACTGTCCACTCGTGCCGCTGCTAACAGCCCTCAAATTGGGACATACAGCTCTTTCGTTCATGCACGGCAGAATCAGTCTGCACTCTTCACTTGTGCGTAGCCACACAGGAAACTTTACATCATAAGTCCAATCCCTGTGCGACTACTGATAGTATACCTTATTCTGCATCAAAGTGCAATCAAATCTTTCCAGACAGCTGCATCACAGATTCCGTCCTGTTTCATATTTCTGGATTTCTTGTAGCTGTTGAGAGCACGAATGGTATTCTCACCCGCCACCCTGTCAAGGCTCAGGATCTGATTGTCAGCTCCCCTGAAATCTCTTGCTACTAAAATCTCCTGTAATAAAAGTACTGATGTTCCCTTGCTTCCCAATTTTACAGTTTTTGGTTCAAACATGTATTTCCCTCCTGTTGATGTATTAGTTGATGTTCTGTTTACGATCTTCCAGTCCGGTGTGCAGAATTTTGTTCCCGGCATCTGACTGTTAAGATAGCTTTTTGTGCAAACACCACCGCCGTTTGCGATAATGCCAGATGCACCGGAGGTATTACCCTCGATAGTGTAAAAACGATCGCCAACAACTGCCGTAACTAATCCAGTGTGGGTAAATGTACCATTATGTTTAAAAATTACAATGTCTCCAACCTTCGGATTAGCATTAAGCGTGAATAAACCGCTCATGGTCGGACAATACACGTAAGGCCAATGCTTTAGGAGCTTCTTTGCCTTATTCAGTCCGAATGCTTTCATAAAGCACCAGCTCACGAAACAAGCGCACCAGGGCTGTCCCTGATAAGATGGTTTAATGTCTCGCCAGTATTTCGTATAGTTGTTCGAACCGGCGTTTGCAGTCTTACTGTCGAGCTGACTGTTGCTTTTCTTTTCAAGATACCCAATTTCGTTTTTTGCAATGAGAATCACTTTTTCGATAGCTTTGTCCATTGTAGGAACCTCCTCTTTATAATCCTTATAATACATTCATAGTTGCCATTGATAGTTGACTTGATACTTTTCTTTTGCTGAAACACTGTCAGCCTACACCGACCGGTGTTACTTTCTGTGAATACTCATTAAATTTTCCCATTACTGTAATCTCCTTTCTAATTCCTTGATACGTTTTTCTTGCTCATCAACCTTTGCGCTAAGTTCCTGTATAGCTTTGATAGCATATTCAGTCAGAAGTAGTCTGTCAATTTGCTTAACGTTCATGCTTCCATCTTCGTTATATCCTCCGCCAAGCACGAGCAGCGGATCTATTTTTTCAATATCATCCGCAACAAGTCCCAGTGGCTGATGAACTCCTGTATCTTTCCAGGTAAACGAGCATACAGGCATTGCGCTGACTGCATCAAGAGCACTGACTTCGCATTCCGAAAAGTTCTCTTTTAGTCTCTTATCAGAAGCTGCGTCATAATAAAATGTATATGTCAGATAAGCTGTTGCACCGTACTGAGCCGCTACTGATAAAGCATATTTATTTGATTCTTTTTTACTCTGAATATACGCCACTCTGTTGCCATCTGTTGATGCTGACGCAACCGGCCTACGAAGAGTAGGAGAAGAAGCTCTTTCTGCCGCATAATCCTTAAACGTAGTAGCGCCTTTCAGTGTGGCGTTGCCACCGACCGAAAGAGTCCCGCTTGTAGCTAAGTTATCCCCTATCGCGCATCCATCTGTATATACCGCATTTGCAGTTATACGAATCAAGTCATTTAGATATCGGATAATATAGCCTTCCCATTTTTTATCCGTATCGCCTTCCATCCATAGCTCTTCTACGCCGCTTGTTTTTTTTGCTGCATACAGGCCGTATTTCCCCAGTTTCAACATTTTATAGTTGTTTGTATCAGTGTAATCTACATATACAGCTAAGCCGCCTGTATCGATGCTTACCTTTCTCTTTGTTCCTGTCGAATCATAGTAAAAAAGTCCTGTTCGCAGGAGCCTAAAAATAGTAATGGCATCGTCAGAAGCGCTATTCATTGCCAGACCGCCGTTATTTAATCGGAGGACTTCTTTTCCATTCTCATCATACAACTTTAGCTGACCGTTTCCGTTGTTCGCACCGCCAAGGATGACTGTTCCACCTTTTGCTGCGTCAAACGAAATATATAAATGATTATTAAGGTAATATAACCCTTTCCATGTTCCGTTATTGGATAAAATATCAACTATCTGTTCCTGCGTTAGCGCTGCTACATCGACAGCAACAGAAAAACTCTGTCGGTCATACAAAGTCGTTTTGCTTTTATCGGCATATACAGAAACACGGATTATGTCATGAGCCTCTAATAAAAACGTATTTACGGCAATATTTATTGTTTTTGCAGTCGTTGTATAAGCTGTGCTTATTTCACTATATGTGTTTCCACCATCAGAGCTTTTCTCAACTTTCCAATATCCTAGTAAAGCTTTCGCTTCTCCTTGTCCATCACGATAGTATGCGTTAATAGTCAGAGTCACAGGACTTATTTTTTTATCTGCTCCCATCAAGAGTAGTTCTGCGTTTGACTGTAAGAAATAAGTCCGCCCAGCCACTCCAGGGTCTCCCTTAATCTTTGTCCACGAATATTTGGCTGGATCTGTTGAATCTGGCTGCGTAGTGTCCGTGTACTGTCCGATATATGACTTGTTTGTGCTGTTAGATGTACTAAAGTCTGTTTTTCCGTCCGCTGAATTTGCGTACGCTATATGCAAATAGTAAGTCTTCCCATCCGCTCCGTTTGTACCTGGGATTCCATCTTCTCCGTCTTTTCCTTCAAATTTGCTCCAGGTATATTTTTTTGGGTCATTGCTATCGGATTCCGTAAAATCAACATAAGTTCCGATGTATGCAGACGGAGTTTCTGTCATCTGACTAGATGATGTCGGATTTGCCACAGAACTGTATTTGATGTGGAAATACGAGGTCTTGCCATTAACTCCATTGGTTCCGTCCTTGCCATCTTTGCCCGGGATTCCCTGTTCGCCTTTTTCTCCTTGAAGCCCATCGAGTCCATTGATTCCATTCTTTCCGGCTTTTAATTTGGCAATCGTAAATCGTTTCGTGATTGACAGCGCCTGTAGATAAGTGGCTTTGATATCTACCCATCCATTGTCTACGCTCAATCCGGTCACAGTATAAGTATGCGTGGAATCATTCCATGAGCCAGTCACGTTATTGGATTTCGTAATGATGTAGGCACAATCATTGGTCACATCGTTAGTTCCGTACATGACCTGAGCCGTAGTTGTTACGGTCGGAAATGTTCCGGTGATATTTCCATCGGCATCCGTAACGATACTCTGGTACTCGTTGGTCAACTGCATGGTCATGTTTTTCGCTGAGGCAACCGCATTTTCGACATTTTCAAACTTTTCATCAAGTGGCTTACCGCCGATCGTTACACAGCTTCCGTCGAGGGTGACTGATCCGGTGCCTATATCTGCTTCGAATATCACTTTATTATTCTTATCTTTTACTATGAGCGTTCCGGCATTAATATAGTCAGCGTTAATGCCCTCGGCGTATAGAATTCTTGTGATAGTTTCTCCGTCAAGGGTTATACCGTATGGATATGTTTTGCCTCCATCATTGCTGATTCCGATCGCTTCAGATGTAACTTTAATAACGTTAGATGATTCTTTTAGCGTAGGCTTGTCGTGTAGATACCGAATAGCGCTTCCATCTTCTTGCTTAACATCTGTACAGAACATTCCGCTTGCATTTGTATCGCTTATCTTTTGCTCTAATCGTTTAACAGCTTCTTCCCTTGCAGATGTTTCTTTTTTCACCATCTGACGTGCTGCCACTATAGCCTTCGTTCCCTCGCTGTAGTAGTCACTGCTGCCCCGAATCGGATCATCAGCCTGTGTCTTGACTGTAGTCAGGCCGCCCACGTTGCCTGATACATCCGTCAGCGGCGTAAGATATTTGTTCCCTATGCGATCATAGGTATATACCATATCTCCGAATTCAACTAACGGGTCGTATACCAGATCTCCTTCAAGATTTCTAAATTTTGCTCCTACAATCTGTTCGCCGATGATACTTGCAACTGTCTCGAGCTGGTCAGTATCAATCAGCTCATTCTCAAGCTCAAGAACATATCCCTCTTCTCCGTACATGCCAGAGTATTCAGCATCAGTATCATCATTTGACTGTCCGTTTTTTACTCTGATTCCGGTAATAATAATATCATCACTAGAAAGTGTAGGTGGGTTGCCGTAGTCTTTTAACTCAGGAACATCTGTTTTCTCAAAGTCCCATTTTATGAAACGGAGATTACCGGAATAGTCAATTCTGGCGTTTGCGGACTCAACCATAGCCGCATATCCGAACAGCTGCCGAAATGTTATACTGTCCGGAATGCTTCTTATTATAATATCGCCATGATCCATGGTCAGATTCATGCCTATACCGATAGTCTCACAGGCATCTCTGACAAGGTTGATAAGTGACTGCGGCAGTTTTAATCCGCTAGTGTACGCTTTATTTGCTTTATACATATCATCCAGAGCGGTGACGTTGATGATATCCGAGTACTGCTCCGGCGTAGTGACTGTATAGATTCCTTTGTCAATCTTTTCTGCAAGACTATTGATTTTTAGATATGCATGAATTTTTGCACTGTAAAAATCATATTCTTTCCACTGTTCTTCATAGTTATTAATGTTCAATGTCAGCGTTTTACAAACAGATGTTCCAACTGGAAAGTTACTACTTTCTGCACAGTCAGTAAACCCGTTGTCGCCGTTCATGATCTCTTCATCAATAGTCTTTTTCGTTCCGTCAGGAAAGGTGATATCCGCCGTCATTCTGACCGGTTCACCGGCTTCAAGTTTTTCTCTAAATGCATTGCTTACGTTAATCACAGTGGATCCACCCCCGTCATGTTAAATTCTAAAGATGATAAAAACTTTCTATCATCCGATAACTCTCCGATAGCTATGTTTTGCGTCTGACCGACATAAAACGGAGCGTCACGCCAAGCTCCGTAGTATGGTGAAAAATAATGAAGCGTAAATTTATATCCTTTCGCTATCATCTGTAAGATTTTAGTCGCTTCTGCCATCGGGATATCACTGGCCTTGTATGTATACTGCTCAGCAGTAAACATCGGCGTAAAGTAGCCTACACCGTACTGCGTCCTCTGACTTGATTCCGTGTAAGTCGTGGCAAAGGAGAGCGCAAGGTCTTTGTCCGGCTGCCATATCACTGTTCCGTTGATTTTATATTTTTCCATAACGCCCTCCTTCCTATGCCATCTCAAACGGGTTTCTGCCGCTTGTATCTCGTCTCATCTGCGCTTCTTTCATCATCTCGTCAAACAGCGTCCTGCGGTTGATCTGAGCTACAAAACGATAGCTTCCGCCGCCAGTCTGCCGTCCTGCTGTTTCTTCCCGAACAATCTTTCTGAGCAGAGCTTCCGGTGTCTCGATGTTGTTACCCTGTTTCTGATCGCCCAGAACTGCAAGGAACTCACTTCGAGGTGGAATGACTGCGCCTTTTGCCAGATACGGAACTGTCGGTACTCGTGGAAAGTGTGCACTGAACCCAATGGTCTTTGAGCCGAACGGAGTCGGTACTTTCCATGGTCCAAATGAAAACGCCGATTCAATTCCACCGATAGCACTGTTTACAGTTCCAATCGCACCGTTAATGACTCCAATCACGCTATTAAGCGTGTTTTTAATTGTGTCTTTTATGCCTTCAAAAACGCTTACAACAGTGTCTTTTGCCGAAGTAAATTTATTGATTATAGCGCTTTTTATTCTTTCCAACTTTCCAGAAAGAAGCGTAGATATACCGTCCCAAATCCGAGACGTTTTAGCTTTCACGTTGTCCCATGCTTTTGAAATGTTAGATTTGATAGCACCAAATCCGGACGAGACTACAGTTTTTAATGCGACTAAAGCACTTGTGGTGCGGTTTTTTACGTAATTCCAAGCCGTAAGCACTATTGATTTGACAGCATTAAAATCGAGTGCAATAACACTTTTCACGATGTCCAGTGCTCCCTGAGTCTCGGATTTAATAGTTTCCCAAACGCCGAGGATAATGTCCTTAATCAAATTCCAGACGCCTTCTGCGATACCTTTTACACCGTTCCATGCTTTTTCCCAATCTCCTGCAAACACGCCGACTATAAAGTCGACTACTCCGCTTAGTACATCAGCAATATCACCGATTACCTTTATAAGTATTCCTATGATGTTTATGATTTTTGTTCCAACTACATCTATAATTTTGGCGAGTACCGGAACAGCATTGGCTATAATCCAATTTATGAGTGGCGCTAGTATGTTTTCCCAGAGAAGTTTCAAAACATCGATGATTTTCCCCAAAAACGTTTCTATTTTTGAGAGCGTTTCGCCGAGCGCTCCAGACATAAGGCCGCTTAGTTTGTCAGCCAATCCCTGTAAAACTGGAAGAATGTACGTGTTGTATACGGTCAAAACTGTTTTTGATATGCTAGAGATCCCGTTTGCGATTGATTCAAAAAACGGTCTTAAGTGCTCGTCATATAGTTTCTGCGTCAGACCACCGAGCGTCTGCACCACAGTAAGGATTCCACTCGCTACAGTCTCGATAACTTTAAGTGATCCTTCGATGGCGCTTTTTAAGAGGTCTTTGTTGTCAACGAATGGTTTTGCGATCATGTTCAACATATCCCGACCAAGCTTTGCGTAAAATTCCACGGCAGTCATTTCAATCTGTGCAAAAATTCCGATAACGTCAGCTGTCAGTTGCTGTGCTGCCTCTCCGCCAAAAGCAGAAAAAACATCTGCAAAAGTGACTGAAAAATTTCCGATGATATCCGAAATTTCCGTTCCTATATCAAACATGTTGACTATATGCTTTTTTATCCGATCCGTATTTTGAGAAAGATATTTGGCTATTCCGCCAACAAAGTTTTGCGCTATCGTAAGCCCAATTCTTGCTATAGAGCCGGTTACTTTTCCTAAATTCAGCGCTAATGAATCAGCGAATTTATTTGAAGCGTTCAGAACAGCTGGATCGGTAAAAATGTTTTTCAAAGATTTTTTTATCGAATCTATGTTCTTTTTGAGATTTTTCAGTATTGAATTATAATCGCCAAGCCCCTCCCAGAATCCTTTTTTGAAAAGGTCTGCAAGTTCTTTAAAACGCTTAACGATTCCGTCAAGAACCGGACTCATTTTCGAGAGAACATCTTCACCTTTTGCCAGATTTCCATAGTCTACATTCCCAACGGTTCCGCCAAGGCCGCCGGATGTTCCTCCGGTTCCTTTTCCGACAGATGGAGAGGAAGTAGAAGTTGCAGTCTGAGAAGAATACCTGCTAATCTCATCGAGCGGATTAAGATATCCATTCGCTGCTTTCGCTGCATCTTTTGTAGCATCGGCAACGTCCTCTGTAGAGTCCGCTAGTTTACTGGCATTGTCTGCCGCCTGTCCGTAAGCATCTGCCGTGTCCTGTACTCCGCTTGCATCGCCTGTAAGACCTGCGCCACTTGAGCTTGTGCTACCGGATGATTTCTTTCCAGTTATGAGTTCCGTGAAGCTTTTGAAAGCATTTGCCAAAGTTGCCAGTTTGCCAAGTAAGATATTGATAACTTTCAGAACAGGTGTAAAAATATTAATCAGTCCCTGTCCGACTGTTGCCTTGAGAGATTGCAGCTGTAACTGCATCACTCGTACCTGGTTCGCCCAGCTGTCTGAAGTACGAATGAAATCACCGGATGCAGCTGACAACTGTTTCTGCACAAAAGCCAGACGGAGAGCAACTTTCTCCTGTTCGGTCATGGCAGATGTAGTTTTGCCATAGCCATTAGCCAGCGCGTACTGGTCAAGCGCCGACTGGGTCATTACCACACCAAGATCTTTGAGTGTTTCCGTTTCACCCGTAAACACGGATTTCAGCTTGATGTAAGCCAAGTCCTGACTAATGTTATAGAATGATGCTACGTCGCCAGTAAGCTGTGTCAGAGCTGTTGACATGTCGTAAGCCTGTGATTCTGAGAATCCGAACGACTTAGACATTGCTCCGAACGTGCCGACATACCTTTTTGCCATTGTTTCTGACAGTCCGGCTGAGGTCATAGCGTTCTTTGCAAATTCATTTACTTTGTCGGACATGGTGGTAAATGTAACATCGACCACATTTTGAACTTCTGCCAGATCAGAGCCGAGTTCCACGCACTCTTTCCCAAACTGTACCAATTTGCCGACAGCAAACGCCCCGCCAATCAGCAGGCCGATTTTTTTTACAGCACTCCCAAGGCCGTTAAATGACTGTTTTATAGCTGATACGCCATTTTGGACACCGGTTGTATCCATCCTGGTATCAATAATGACTGAGCCATCAGCAGCCATGCGTTCACCTCCTAACTATTTGAGGTTCAACATCTCATTCAGCGCATCTTTATACGCTTGCTCCTCGTCGCTGAGACGTGTTTTTATATCAATAATGTTCTTGTTATCGTGATAGAATTTCTTTTCCCATTTATCCAGGCATTCACCTTTTGCCTTTTTAGAGCGGATTCCAACAACGGTATTGAACAGGCATTCACCGGATTCCATGAAGTATCCGAAAAATGTCCACCAGTGCATATACGGTATTGCTCTGATTTCTTTACCAGCAACTTTATTTACAGCCGGAACGATCATACCTCCATCCTGTTTCCAGTCCATTAAACGGGGCTTTGGGTGGTTTGGATTATCGTCCAACTGTCCGCAGTCGATGAAATCCGATGCTTTCTGACAAGCTTCGTCCAGGCACTCAGTTGGTATACTCTGCCAGTCTTCAAACAGAATCTGTAGCATAACAACTGCTTTCGCCTGTTCATCCAACTCCGGGTCATTCATGGCAATCAGAATATCTATAATCACACGAAAATCGGTTCTAATAGAAAAATCCACCCCACTGATGTTGAGTGAGGTGGGGAGCTCATAGGCGGTCATTTTGTATACTTCTCCGTGTACTTATTGACTGCTGCCTGCATTTTCTTTTTTCTCTTTTCGATTTCCGGTGCGATTGCTTCTGCGATCTTATCCAGGACGATATAAGCGAATACCTGGCCATTGCCGAATACAGTGGTTGCTGTGATCGGTTCTTTGAACAGGTCTTTTGATGCTTCGTATCCGAGCAGATAGTTGATTTTGTCTTCAATCTGTTTATTGAGTTCAGCCATTTCCTTACCGGAAGTGACTTTCTGAATAGAATCTTTGAGCTGCTCAAAATATTCTGTCAGTTCCTCTGCACGTGCTGCTACATTGATGTCAGTCGGGTTCAGCTTAAAAGAAGAAAAGACTTCGTCTTCATTATTTGTGAATGTAAAAATGAGAATTCCATCATCAATTTTGGTATTAATTATTTTTGCCATTTGGCGTGCCCTCCTTGTATATGTGCTTATTCACTGTCATCTGTGAATGTACCGGAACTGATGTCGAACTTTCCTTTTACACGTTCGCCGACATAGTTAACGGTAAATGGAATCTGATAGCCGGATGTATCGCCGCCGTAGGAAGTCGGCACAACGTAGCACTCCTGCTGATATGCTTCATACTTGCCTGCTGTGGCTTCTGTCCAGAGATGAACCTCAACTGCTTTTGTTTTGAGGCTGTCATCTTTGAGACGTCCATCTACAATCTTCTGCAACGCTGTGAACAGGTCTGATGTGGTATCTGCATAGAACGGATCAGCATCAGAAGAAACTTCGTAGCCATTATGTTTGAATGTGGATTCTCCAAGAATGTTTTTAGATGTTTCAGTATCTGGATTGAGTTCTACATTGTACTCTTCCAGATCCTTTCCAAGACGCTCATACTTCGGTGTCAGTCCCCCACAGAGGGAACCTGCATCAATGTAATGAGCCATATATTTACGGTCAATCTTGCCTGTAACTGCCATAGAAATGTCCTTTCTGCCTATAACTTTTAAAAGGCCGTGTAGGTTAGCGACTATCTCCAACTGATAGCCGGTTGTTACTTGTTATATTACTTCATAAGTATTTTCATAGCGTACTGACAATGGCAATAGCCAATCCTGTACGCCACCTTCCTGTGGCTCTAAACCATAGGAGTTATCACGGGTGATACGTTTTATCACTCGCCCCTGAGAAAGCTCAGGAAACGCATTTAAACGTGTCTCAGAGCCATTTATGGTAACTGGTTCTCGGCATATCCATTTACCGAGATTGTCAAGGAACTTCTGAACAGATAACTTCTGCCGTTCCTTGTCGGATGCTGTTCGGTATACCACATAAAATGGATACTGGCATACCTGGTGCATCGTTCCGCAAACGTCTTCTTTCTCTGAATAAATCAACGCCCCGTTGTCTGCTGAGAACGCAATACCTGATTCCTTGCCAAGTTCCTCAAATTTGATTGTTTTATTTTCATACAGTCCCGGATACTGGTTTAGAAGTGCTTTCATGGCATCTGTCAGAATCTCATATCCGGTTGCATCTTTACCGATAGGCTTATCCGCTATGTCTGCCACCTCCTGCCTGTGCTTTTACTTTGCGAATCCATGTGCTGCCGTATTGCCGTTTAGCGGCATCGAACCATTTTGCTTGTGCCCGTGGGTGAGCCTGCTTGGTGTATTCAAGATTTTCCTTTGCGGCTGTCTGGCCAGAAAACTGACTGACAAGAACTTTCTTTGCTCCGCGCCTTGCGTAGGAACTTCCGGTTGCTTCGTCAACCATTCCTTTCCCCTCGTACAGAAAACGCCCATAAGGAGCCGCCGCCGCACATACTTTCCCAGTTCCTTGCAAGGATGTACTTTCAACTCTTGTTCGGTTGATAAAGTCACCTGTAATCATCGGCATAAACGGTACCATACTGTCCATAACCATTCCGTCAAGGAGATACTGGGCTTCTTGATACTGTCTGGAGAATCTGTCCATATTTAGCTTGATTTTCATATCTCCATTAACCACGGAGAATCCTTTGAAATGATGAATTTTGCTCATATTACTTACCCAGAATCTCAAAGTGTGGAATCAGTGTATATGGACCGCCAACACTGGTAATCTTAAACACATTATCCTTGTTCTCGTTCATGTACTGGTAAAATCCATTCCGATAATCACCATCAGTTACTGTTCCGCCAGTCCACTCACCCTCCCAGAAGAACGACTCATCTGAGAATGTGATAGTGTCTTCCAGAGCGTTGTTAATCTGCTGTTTCCACTCTTTGGGAGGAATCCAGGGGAGAATCTTACCATCCTTGTCAGCAATGGTTATATCGCCGTCCTGGACGGTATATCGAACGTGTAACTGTGCGTTGTCAGTTGCGTCTGGTCCGTACTTTTTGAGAATTGCCCCCTTGTCCGTAATGAGATCAACGCCGGATAAAACATGAGGATACCAGTACGCATCTCCTGTCGTGGCTGATTCGTAATAGTCAAAAATCGTCACCGTTTTTTCGTACATGATACCCTCTCCTTAATTATTCTTTCTGCACTGTCTGCTTAATAACCTGATTCACACCAGTAGCTGACAATCCGTTAAACATACCGACCGCAACTGCCGTTATATAGTCCGATGCCGGGAAATCTGGGATAACTCCCATTCCGACCGCTCCGAGAATTCCACCAATAACCGCCATGATTACTGGAATCCATTCATCAGAGATTCTTTTTGATGCTTTGCAGCCCATTCCTACGATGTAGCAAATCATAACGATTGCAATACATGAGCCAAGTGTTGAAATGTCCATTGTTTTCACCTCACATTAATTCAAGTTCATTGAATACTTTAAAAATTTTTGGTGACTGAATAGCAAACCAGTCAACCATTTCTTCGTTCGTAGCCCAACTTTCAGCTTTATTTGAACATGATTCAAGACCGGATTCAGCTAGGAACGCATGAATAATCTCATGTCTGACAACCTGTTTCTGATAGTTTTCAAGGTCTGCCTTGCTCCCAACCTGTCCACATGATATTTTCATATCATCAACAACAATATCTTTTGTTGATGAATCTGTATATCCATCCATTTCTGCCAAGTTCCGATATTCTTTCTCGTTTCCGAACTTCACGCTCCATTCAGAGCCTAAGATATTAACCTTAAAATCCTGCATTTAAAATCGGTATCCCTTCATCCGTCATTACTCCCATCAGAAGCGGTAAAGCTGTCCTATAAAGTAAGCCGTTCGTTTTCTGTACATCTCCGGCGGCGGCATATACCGCACTCCATTCCTTTGCGCCCGATGCTTTCTGCTGAGGCGTTGCGTAAGAGATGGATTCACTGCCGGATGATACAGATGTTACAATTCCTGTCGTGCTACCACCGGACCCGATTGCGGTTGATGTACCGCTCGCAGCGGCATCGGTAGCATTCTTCTCAGCAAGCTCAATCTGATACATTTTTTCAGCCAGTGAACAGACCGCCTTTTTGATACGCTTCTGTGAGCGTTCATCTGTCGGCAGTCCATCCACTAACCTATCAGATGTCATTAAATCCACAAAATCACTGGCTCTTTCTGCCAGTCGTGGGAAGTCAGTTTCTGGCACGACATTGCCGAATGATTCTGTATAGAATTTATAATCTGCATAAGCCATGCCAGTTACCTCCTGCGTTTATCATTTTGCTGTTACAGTCGCATGTCCGGCGCTAAGCGCCTTATAGGTACTGTCACACTCAACCACTGTGATTACCTGTCCTGTTGCTGCTGTAATATCAGCTTCGCCATCCCATGCGCTCCAGTTCTTCACGTTCTGTCCGTAGTCTACAGTAGTCTCAGATGATGCAACTTTGTACTTGTACACATTTCCTGCGCTTGCTTTTGCCGGAGTAATGGTCACTTTAGTATCTCCGCTTTTACTTCCTGCTGCGGAGTTTACAGTCAGAGTTCCAAGCGTCTGAGTTGTGTTGATGGTTCCGACAGCAATAGCATCAATGTACTCTGCAAAGAGGGTAAGTCCCATGATTGCGAATGCTTCGGATACTGCCGTGTGGTAGTTGCCCTGTGTGTGGAATCCGATCAGATTTGTCTCGCCGGAAACGGTATACACCAGACCAGCTCTTGCAAAGTCGGATTCATTCGGGTCAACATAGTAAAGTACGATGTTCTCAACAGGTGTAGCAATAACCTGTCCTCTCGGGATTTCGCTGTCAGATAACAGGAAGATTGTATTGAATCCCAGGAAGTCTTTCATGTACTGGAATCCGAACTGGTTCTGGATAGTAATATCGGCTGCTCCGATATACTCATACACATCCAGAATGTTGGCAAATCCAACAACGCCGGTCACATTCCTGTGCATCTGTTTGAATTTGTTCACGACCCGACCCTTAGCCATCGCCAGAGCCATCTGGAAAGTAGTTTCTGTGAATGTGAGGGTACCTGTTTTCAGATAGTCATAGAATCTTTCAGTGACATTGGTCTGAAGCTGGAAAAGGAATTCATCATCGGTCATCTGAACAGCGTTCTCATAACCGTGATCCTTGATTGCTTCGATAGATACAGCCTTTGCGTACTTCTCAATGCTCATTTCTGCATAAGGCTTTTCTTTTACAGTGAATTTGCTGTAAGGGATTTCTTCGCCCTCTTTAACATTTCCATCCTGCAATGTGCCTTCTGCGTATTTTGATTTAAGAATTGCTCCGGGTGTCTTTTTGATTGGACGCATGATGCCAAGAATCTCGCGCAAGTGTTCCCAGTTTCTTTCAAATCTGGTGACGAAGTCAATCTCACGTGCTGCGACCTGGATATCATTTGTCATAATAAGATTAGCTTTTGCTGCCATATAAAAAATCCTTTCTACCCATAATTATTAAGGAGTATTGGGTTAGCGGCTATACTCTGGTGTATAGTCGGTGTAAAAAAAATCACTGGAATAACTGGATATTCTGAGCTATAGCAGCCTGCCTCTCAGACGGGTCTTTGATCGCTTCGATATCTTTCTTAGTCATGCTTCCCGGTGTCTGCTGCTGTCCAACGTGAGTGGTAAATCTTGCCTGCTGCTGTTGAGCCTGCTGCTGAGATTCATCTACAAAAGCGGATGCGTCAGACTGCTTCATCTGTTCGATCAGGTCATTTAATCCGAGAATTTTGCCGTCTTTCAGCTTTAATCCTGCTTCTTTGATGTCTGCCATAACAGACTTCTTTGCCGCTTCGCTGGAAAACTTAACATCATCGAGTGCTGCTTTCAGAGCATCTGAGAAATCACGGTCGTAGATTTTCTCATTGAATTCTCTCTCTGCATCCTCGGCTTTTTTCTTCCATCCAGCAAGCTCTGTCTGAATGTTCGCCGGGTCGATACCGTCGAAACCTTTTAAAGTTTCCTCTGCTGTCTCAGCACGTTCTTTCCAGTCATCACGTTCTCCCTCGACTTTCGACAGGGTTTTCGCTACTTCTTTAGCATTCTTATAATGCTCAGAGAGTGCCTTTTTCACATCTGCCTGTTTATCCTCCGGGATTTCGATTCCAAATGATTTTAATGTGTCAATAAGTTTCTGCATATATATCCTCCTGGTCGTGTTTATTGACCTGCCGCCGCAGGTATGGATTAAGCCAGTTAGACCACTGGCAAGGTAATCGAAAAGGGTGGACTCGAACCACCGACGTCAAGGACTATGCGTCCTCCGCTCTTCCACCTGAGCTACATTTCGTCAACCCGGATTCCCGGGTTAGCAAGGTGTTTAACGTGTCATGCCTGCCACGAGTTGTTCCGGGCGCCTGTCCGCCCATTTACCTTTTACAAGGAGGTGCGTACTGTCTATGCGAGCGAGCAAGTCATATAGACAGTAATGGCACGTGTCGGAAATTGCATCCGCTTTTCAACCTCATGCATCTTATGTGACAATCCGGCCACTGCATTTTCTATTAAGGACACGCACCCGAGAAAGGAGGAATCAATGAAAAAATGTCTATGTCAAGTGGCTACAACCACTTACGAATCTTCCTCATAAATACATTGTACCACAAACCTTTCCAAAAGTTGTGGTACATGTTTTAGCTAATTAGAGCATATCCCGGAGCTTTTCCACGTATCTCTTGACAAGATCACGTTCCTCCCGGCACTCTGCATCTTTGGACATATCGCTCATTTCTGTTGTGAGTTCGTCCAGATGTTCTTCCAGAGCGGCAAGCATCTTTCTCTTGCAGTCTTCAGATTTACCAGAGCGATAGCTCTGTTTCTGTGTCATATAGTCGTCATAAGCATCTCGTCCATCAGAACGGCTGTAGTGTCCTCTGACATAATGCTCACCACGTCTGGCGTAAGAACTGCCCCGGTCGTAATCTGGCATCATTCTGCCATCATTTGAGCTGTATCTCCCCATGCTGTCACGTTTTCTTCCACGTTCGCTGTAATCGTCATTGTATCCGCCATCACGCATCTCATCAAGGACAGCGTTGTAGTACTCCACCTTTTTGTCCCAGTACTGTGTGTTCTTTATATCTTTGTACATATCAATCAGCTTGTATGTCATTTCCAGATTTCCGGTGGTCAGCCCATTGTCAGCGATTTTGGAAAGTTCATCTTCGATTCTTGCACATAAATCCTTAATATCTCTCATAACTGCACCTCCTATGCTTCTCTGGTCACAACAATGTTTGCGTTCGCAACAGAAATAGCCTGATCGCTTGTGTTCTCTACTGCGATATTAACGCAACAGCCACGAGGTACATCAATATAGATACCAGAGGACACATTATTGTACTGATCCACTGCTGCCGGCGTGGAAATCATCTGAGAAGAAAGAACCGGCTCGCCAGAGATTGCAATAGCTAGAGAAATAGCCCCGACAGTACCGCCTGTTGGAATCGCGATATTACCGGAAAAATCCACGAAAAATCTCGCTTTACACTGGTTAGTAAGTCCTCTTAGCGTAATAATTCCGCTTCCCTCTCTGTGCTGAATGCAGTTAGAGCCTTTAACTGCTGTATTCGAGAATACTACGTTTCCATTTGCTGCTACGGTCTGAGCAGCTATATTTGTAAATTCTGCCATAATTTTTACCCCTTTCATATCACAAAAGGACAGGTCTCAGCCTGCCCCTCTGTGTAATACGGCATAAGCCGACATAATCATAAAGATTAAGATACTACTTATTTACTTTTTAAATATTCCGGTATATTCATTCTTGGAAGCTGATGTTTCCCTGCGGACTCTTTTCCGAAAAGGCATTCTTCCGGCGTCCATCCCGCCCGATATCTATAACTAAGAACTTCTTTTCCAACACCAAGTTCTTTTGACCACTGCGACAATGTTTGCTTTTTCCTGCCATATTCAATAAACGAATTATTACGCTTATTACTCGCCTGTTCTTCCATCGGTATCCATTTACAATTTGATGGTTCGTAATTCCCATTTACGTCTATTCTTTCAAGCGTAAGCCCTTCTGAATATCCGTTTAAATACGCCCATTCTCTAAAGTTCCAAAAATCAAGCCATTCATCACACATTTTTATTCCTCTTCCGCCATAATTTTTATAGCTGGGAGTATTTTTATTGTAACATCTTGATTTTATGGAACTCCACTTTTTATAAAATTTCCCCGTAGATTCTCCATGACAAGACCTTGTTTTTTTTGCATAATAGCTTCTAAGACATCCACAAGAAGTACTTGTACCTCTTTCAAGATTATATTGATAGCATTCAACATATTTTCCGCATTCGCAGCGGCAAAGCCATAATGCGCTTCTATTTTTTTTGCCTACTATTTTTATAACCTTTAAATTTCCAAATACCATACCTGTTAAGTCTTTGGCTTTATGCCTACAGCCGCAACTCGTTGTGTGTCCGTTTCTTAAACTTTTTCCACTTTTCACTACGATTTTCCCGCAATCACATTTACATTTCCAAGAATGATAGCCTTTTTCGCTCTTTCCTGCGTATTCTAACACTGTAAGCATGCCAAATTTTTCACCAGATAAATCTTTTATTGCCATGTACCTAACCTCCTTTTTTATATTGTATCAGAAATTAGGTACATAATCAATTCTAATTTTTCTGTCAGAAAAATTAACAATTGCAATTTCCATTACATCCACATCCAGAATATGGGTATGGAGCTGGGACTGCGTAGGACGGCACAGGCATAGGACTTATTCTGCGAATCAGTTCTGCCGTCTGCGCTTCCTGATTTGCCGCAATGTAAGCATTCTGCGCAGACTGAGAAGCAGCAAGCTCAAGTTTCTGAACTTTATCTCTTAAATCTGCGTTTTCTTTTGCACACAGGTAATCAAGAACCGCTCTGGTTCCAGCATTCTGATTGTCAATGATATCTCTTGTGTTGCTGTTCATGGTGTTCTGCAATGCACAGGTGTTCTGTGCCATGTTGTAGTTCACGCCCTGGATAGCTTCCCGAGTCTCGCAACAGCAGTTCGCAAGCTGCGCCTGTAAAGCATTTGTATTCTGCATATTCGCTACAGTGTCGGCATTAATAGCCTGCTGGATGCCAAAGCCGGTCTGCATGATGTTTGTATTGATTCCATTAAATCCGGTAAGCATACCGTTGTTCACTGCATAGAATCCATCACAGAGGCCGTTGTTGATTCCGTCAAGTTTGCTGATTACTGCGGAATTGTCAAATCCTCTCTGAATATCTGCCTGAGTAGCTGCTGTGGCTGCATATCCGCCGCCATTGCCGTTATTGCCCCATCCGTTGTTTCCCCATCCGAAGAAAGCAAAAATGAATAAAACAATAATCCACCAGCTACCATCTCCGCCAAACATGCCGTCATTATTTCTACCGTTTCCAGTAGCAGCGGCAATATCTGCTAAGCTATAATTTCCATCCATAATATAATCTCCTTTTTGTGTATTTACATCAATCTGGCCAGATTGTAATGTACTATTTCATTCCTTTCAACATGTGCTGGAATTGTCCTGCCATCTGTTGAACTTGATTAAGTTGCTGCTGAGAAATCCGTCCAGACTGTAACATCTTCTGAACTTCTTCCTTCGGGTCTCCCTTGAAATTCTGCTTAAACTGCATAAACTGCTGTATCATCTGCATTGGTCCGTTTCCCTGCGGCATCCCACCACCGAGGGTGTTAAATAATGGATTACTCATCTGCGTTTCCTCCCTTGACTGCTGATTCCTGCACGGTATTAGCCCTAACAGGTTCAGAAAAAGAATTTAATCGGTTTATGATAGCTTCGTATTTGCCATTTAAATCGTCATATTCCTGTCTGGTGACATATTTATTGTCCATGTTCTGAGCAGGCTGTTTAGGCGGCATCTGAGTGCCTATTTCGTGATACTCGAACGTCCGTAATGGCTGTGGCATACCGGAAACGTCTGTGGATTTTATGTAGAACTTTTCACTTTCACTATCCATCAGTAAAACGCTTGTTCCGGGTGCTACCAGATAGGATTTTGCGCCAACTTCGCCAGATACCCACAGGATGCCATTGTTATTCTGCTGTGGTTGTTGCACTGGTTGAGCTGGCATCTGAACAGGCTGTTGCTGAAACTGATTCATCTGCCCCGGAACGCCAAAACTATATTGGTAAGGATTGCTATATAATGCCATCTTATACACCACCTTTCTGATTATATTTTTACATAGATATATCAATCTAAAAAGTTCGAAAAAGTGTCAAAAAAGTATTGACTTATCACGCATTGCGTGGTATTATAATATCAGAAAGAGGGAACGGAAATCATTCAGGAGGTAAGCATTATGAAGTACGATAAAAGAAACATCATGAGAAACGCATGGAATATTAAGAGAACAGCTAACGTGACAATGAGCGTTGCATTGAAAGCTGCATGGTCCATTGAAAAAGCCATGGTGGAAGCTGAAGAAATCGGGAAAGCTTCTGGATGGAATTACAAGGTATTCGCAAACGACTGGGCTAAATATGGTAAAAACCGTACATATATCGAAACAAGGATTTATACAAACGCTTGGAACTGTAAGAAAGAAATCAAGCTTGGGTATGTAGATAACCTTAGTGGAGTGTATGTTGCAGCATAAAAAAATAAAAGGAGAAAGAAAGAAATGAAAAAATTTACTCATTATGGCGTAGAAGTAATACATCAGTACATTGAACTGGAATTTCAGTTTGAAGACGCTCTTACGGAAAAAGGAATAGAATACATCTATCTTCCAATCAATCCAAATAACGACATCCGTAATAATGTGGTCAAGTACTTTATCGACGGGGATGCCAAATATGCTCTATTAATTGGCAACCATTGCATCATTACAACAGCAGTGCCAGAGGATGGCAATTGGTACAATCTCTATCTTGACGTTATAGATCAAATCAGCGGAGAGGATCCGCAAAAAATGAAATCGAAAGCTCGCATGATTATTGAAAAGGCGGAAAAATGGGCAAAGGAAGAGTTGATTGATAAAAATGATATCACGTCATTTTTAAAAACTCCTATTGTACATGATATCGGGATCAAATGCATAGCACTGGGATATGAGCCTGAAAGACTTTTAAAAATGCCACATGAAGATATTGCTAATGAATACTTGGAAGAATTAATAAAAGAAACGTATAGGAGATAAATATTATGAAGTAATTGAAGATATCGTGAGATATCGCGTTTTATAATAAAGGAGGAATATATCATGAAAATTAAAATTTATTGCAACTATGGCGTTTTAGCTGCTGAAAAAAGGAACGTATATACATACGGAGCGCCGCATAGCACAGCAACGTGCTGGGATGAAATGACAGTAGAAATTCCAGAAGAATGGGAACCGTACGAAAACAATACAGGCGAACTGATGGTAACGGCTCCCTGGGGATGGAGTTACAGCATTAACGAAGTGCTCCAAGGGAACGAAAAGCCTTGTTTTTATGCTCTGGACAACAACATGGACGGTCACAGACAGTATTTAAAAGTTTTAGACTAAGGAGAGTATGATGACAATAAAAGAATTGAGATCACTTACCGGATTGAGTCAGAAGGTTTTTTCTGATAAGTACGAAATACCCAAAAGGACCATAGAGGACTGGGAGGCAGAGAGAAGAACTCCGCCAGAATATGTGATAAAACTACTTGAAAGGGTTGTGAAAGAAGATTTTTGTTGAAAAATAGGAGAGGGTAAAAATATCCTCTCCTTACTTTTTAGCATACTTTAATTATTTTATTATTTACCCGGCGGCTTAATCGTTTCGCCGTGGATATACTCACATTCATCTGTTCAGCGCAGTATTCAAGAGTGTATTCCTTACATCTCAGCCGGAACAATCTTTCTTCATCCGGTGTGAAATTACACTCTATCAAGAATCTGTCTATATCTTTCTTTGTGAACACATATAATTTCATGAGCATACCCCTTACTAATGTTAGCGCTGATTCTGTGCAAGATAATTTGTAAGCTTCTGTTTTGTTTTTTTTAATTCTTCTACATTATTGCCGCTGATCTGACTATCTAACATGGTTGATAACACTTCCAGAATTAATGAATCACGTTCTGCGATTCTCCGAAGGCTTTCATAATCTCGCTTGTCATGTTCTTCCAGTGTCTCTACTCGCTTATTAAGCCGAAATGCTGGGGTAATCCATTTGAAGATTACGGCCGCCGCCCCTCCGACAATAGACACCCCTCCGCAGATAGAGAGGAAAATCTGTACAAATTCTGATATGCTCATTTAGCTACTCCTTTTCCCAGTAATATACCGGGATCTCATTACCGGAATCCCATGTATCGAAATATTTGCCCTCTTGTACTGTCACCACATGGCCATCTATGCAGAGAATGTATGTGCCTGTTGGATGGTCTGTACAAAAGTCATTGACTGTATAGATATATCGTTCTGATTGTTCTATCAGTTTGCGTCTGTACCCACGTTTATAGAGGTACGCACCCCAGACGTAATTAGCTGATGGCATATCCGACAGAGCACACGCCTGTATCATCAGTCCGGTGAATACCGTTTCCCAATCGAAGTCGGTTGCTTTACATATTGCCCGGACAGCACAATCTCCGACTCGATTCCCGGCAGGATTTGGATTGAAATATTCCCATCTATCCATCAGTCAATCCCCTTTGCTGTTTTATATCTCTTTGCCGCTCCTCTGGCTTTTGCGGCGTTCTGGCGATTCCATTTTGCTATCATAAGGCGGTCTTGCAGTTCCCTCAGGTCGTTCTGTTTGCAGTAATCCTTGTATGCGGCATTTTGTTTCTGTAAGAGATAAGACTTCCGGTCAAGGTCTTGTTGGAGTGCGAATCTTGTCTGTTCGTCCTTACAGTTATCAACCGCCGCTTGCATTCCGAGAACTTCGCGCTTTGTTTTACGGATTCTTCGCTCGTAAGTACGTTGCCGCTGCTCCTTTTCGTACTGTTTACCTTTGTCAGCTTTATCCTGTGCCGATAATTCTGCATAGGGATTAAATTCTCCATCACTGGCTCCAAAACTATGCCGACAGTTGACGCCTGACAGTCCACTTGCCGTTCCGTATCCGGTCAATGAGAACGGTGGAAATTTCTTATTCTTGCCAGAACGAGAGTATATCTTTCCTTGCCACCATGAGTGATTTCCGGGATTCTCACCGCCATCACCCGTTCTGGCTCCCATGTGAGCACTGACCAGAATTAAATCCCAGTTCATTTCTTCCATGCGTTTTAGGGATATATCTCCCGTAGCCTGTGCCACACCAGTTCTGACAGAACGTGCAACTGCTGTTTCGATGGTGTCTTTTCTGCCAGATGGGTATGTGACGGTAACACCATCTGATACAACGTTATTAACTGCCTCTTTGATGGCTTGCGTATACCCAACTGCCCCAGTCATTACATGATTATATGCAAGGTCGCATTGCTCAATATAGAGCCTCTGAGCGACACTTGCGGTTGTTCTCGTGAAGTTCTTCCACTCACCCATAATCGCAAGCATATTTCGCTCCATGAGCCTTATCATAGCCGGAGACTGTTCAAGCGGTACGGGACTAAGCCCCGCCGCCTTATAGACTTTATCATCATAGTCCATTGCAGTGATTCCGGCATCCTCAAACGCTTCAAGAAGCTCCTGTTGTTCGCGCTTGGTGTATCTGGATAATTCTGCCAGAATGTCCTCTAGCAATTCGCCAGATTCCTGCAATGTTCTGATTCGCCACGCATCCGCATTGGTCAGAATATAATCCTCACCTCTGCCGATTCTTGCCATCATTCGCGACACGATCTCAGAGATGATATACTGATGCAGCTCTTCTGCAATCTGCTCACTGCCCTCTGTAATTTGTCGTAAATATTCTGGACTAAGTATAGTATATCACCTCTTTTGATAAAAGTCGTGGTACATGTTTAAGTTTCTATTGTATATCCAAATTTCATAATGTATACTTTAAGTACATCACAAAAGGAGGTATTTCGCCCCATTTAGTTAATTAATATTTTCATCAGCATTGACAGTTAACTCACCCATATGGTCTATTTCTTTAATATCCGCTTTTTTGTAAAAATCTTTATCTCCTTCAAAAGAAACTTTAACGCCAAAAGAATCGCCTTTAAATTTTACCGGCTTTCCAAAATCGTTATCTATGTTTTTGTTCATATGGTCTTTTTCACCTCAACTAATATAATCGGAATAATTTGCAGAAATATCTTCCCACTTAATTGTTCCATCATCATTAAAGCTCTCGTCCCAAAAGTCCATGAGTCGTAAACCCTTGTAAATACAGGGATTTCCTCATATCTATTGCTATCACCAGTACCGCCCTCTTTAGTTAATTAAATGCTTTTTCTAGTTTCATTACACCACGAATTGACACCCCATTTGCCCTTCTCGCCAGTGACATTATTGGGAATGGACTCAGCAGAACAACCAACCATATATAGATTTGCTGTTTGGTTAGAACTAAGAGCGTCGAGCGAAATTGTTTTAGAAAAATAACAGTTTGAAATTTTTAAATCAAAATGTGCCTCATCTGTTTTTCCTTGTATTGTTCCATGAAATGATAAATCAAGTTTGTAGTCTGATTTAAAAACACAGTTATCAAATATACATTCTCCAAACAACCCCGTACCACCACCGACACATTTTCTTAAAACATCACGCTGGTCTAATGTGTTATATTCTAAAAACATATTGCAATACTTATGTACATACTTAGTGGGTTTTCCTCCGCTTTCGTCATGCACGACATAAACTCCACCATTATTTATAAGTATCCCGTCATATAATTCGTAGTTCTCTGCATTCAAGCTTTCTATACATGACAATAAATCAATAGTTGCTTCGTAACCCTTTTCTCTCATTTTATCTACATTTGCGATTAATGTTGAGCCGTTAAAATAATATCTACAGCCGCCCCCAATTGGCAATTCTGCATACTGCCTATATCTGTATTTTTCGTACAAATCCACGAAAACATCATCAAAAACATACGTAGAAGGCTCAAAATAAACGTCACAATCTCTTGTTAAAAATGCATCTGCGAGTTTCCATAAAATTTCATCTTGCGTATCATTTGCATAGATATAAATACTAGGTCTTTTACCAACTTCTTTTTTTGTTGTCGGGTAAAATTTTCTCGTTCTTACATCATAATTGTTTGTTCTTATCACATACATCACATTATTGTATGATTCCATATAATCTTGCTGATATGAAAACGCAACGTACACGGCATTAGCGGGATATGATGCTTTTAAAACAGGAAGATTATACTTAAATTCAACGTCTGATATATATTCTTCATTTTTGTCAAAAAATACAACAATTCCATTTACTGCGGGAGAATACATATCATATAGCTTGTCAAGTTTTAGTATATTAGTTGATTTCCAAAAGTTCATGTTTGTTAATACGCCATTTATATATTTTTTTTTCGAATATTCATCAGCAAATAACATATAGTTTGTCATCTCATACTTTTGCTTTAAATCAACTATTTCTTCCTTCAGTGAACCAATGTCCGTCTTATTCTGCTCGATCTGCTGTACCTGTTCTGCCGTGGCTCCGGGCTTGACCGGATTCTTTTCAAGGTACTCATTTACTGCGGCTTTGATTTCTTCCGGCGAGATTTCACCGCCTATTCCTTTCAAACATAATTCGTATAAATACTTCTCTTTTCTCGTGATTGGTTTCGGGAGTTCGCCATTGTAATCGCCTGTCAAGTACGCAAGATATTTTTCTTCCCTTGTTACTGGTTTATCTGCCATCTTTTTACTCCTCTCCAAATAATGTTGGCTCGTCCGGCTGAGCTTCTTTGACCATTGCTTTTGCATCGCTTTCCGTCATTCCTTCGAATTTTACAAAATACATCCATGCCGGAACCTTGCCCTGTACAACATACTGCCACCATCTTGCACGGTCTTCTTCTCTGTTGTAAGTTATGTCTCCGAAGTCGTATGTTGTTTTGTAAGCGCCCACTGGAGTTAGATCATACAGGTCGGCAAAAACATTGAGTGCATAGATTACACCATTTAGGCAGTCCTCCAGCTTATCCCGAACGTCCTTGATATATTGAATCGTCCGGCGGTCGTCTGCCTCCACCTGTGTAGCCGTTACCATACCGGTTTTTTCATTAAAAACGAAATATCCGTTGGAGAATCCAATCTTATATCCCATCTGGTTTAAAAGGACATTTATACCGACTATACGGATATCTGTGTTGAGCTGCGGATTGATTTCTTGATAAAATTCTTTCTCGTCCTGTCCAAACACGTTCTTGACATAATGCGGCAATTTCATCTCATTTCGCCTGTTCTCCATACCCCGTGGTGACATGGCTGAAACAGGTGTACCGCTTGGCATCAGCAGTCTATCATCTAACAGAGCAATCTTCTGAGAGTCTTTAATTTCCCCCACGTTCCGACTATACGCAACATCAAGGTCTCCCAACTCCTCAATGGCTTCGGAAAATATCGGTAAACCCAGTGGTGTACTGATATCCACATTGTTCGCCTGCGGTGTCCGAAATACTCCGTACAACGGCCCGTCCAGTTTCTCACCGTTTGCTTTAAGAATCGGTGGTGTATCTGCCATAAGGTCAGCCCATTTGGTCTGTTTAAGGTCAATCTTATCTCCAATGCTTTGAGGGGATTTTGACACATAGGCTCTATTAGAAACATAATACGGATAAGTTGTCACACCGTCCACGGTAGTCTCAACAAACCTGTGATATTCAAGCCGTGTGTAGTATTTCCGTCCAACAGTATAGGAATCTTTAAATATAATCCCTTTGATCTTCTGGTTATCATAATCCACAATCATCACATCTGCCGGAGTAAATACATCAAGGCTCTCGCCGTTCGGCTTAATAAAAACTGTTCCATAAGCGCAGCCATATTCTACCCAGTGACGAATTTGGAAATATACCTTGTCAATCTGCTTCTGTAGCCACGTAGCCCTTGTGGAACCGTCTATCTGAATGCCGATCGCCAATGTTGCGAGCCGAGCTGTTTCTGAGCAGACAGATTTCGCAAAATTAATCGTCTTGATATTGTCCTTATCATCTAACCAGTCTGGCACACCTCTGTATATGTTCGCGCACCGGTTAATCAGTGATTCCATCTCCGGAAATTCTGCTGCCTGGATGTTAAAATCCTCTTCAGCTTGTTTTTTGAAAATCATGTTAAACCACCTTTTTAGTGTTGTTATAAGTCCCATTATGCACTGTAACCTCTCCTGTTAAATAACGGCTCATACGCATACCTAAGCGCCGAGATTGCATGATCGTTTCCGTCAGGATAACCGCTTATTACATTTCCCTCTTTGTCCCTGTCATACTCATACTCCGTAATTTCTTTGTATGCATTCGGTGTACGCTTCGGGTCAATGACTATGGTTTTTGTTTGCAAGAATTTAAAACCATACTCAATACTTCCCGGCCCTTTAATTGCTCCTCTGGCAGGAAGTCCGGCATCCCGGAAGTCATTCACGGACTTAGGCTCCGCAGAATCGCATATCATCGTATAATCGTCATAGCCTTTTTTCTTGATCCAATCAGCGGTCTTGGAGTTGCTCCATTTATTTACATATAGCTCGTCAATTAGATATATCTTCTCTCTAGCAGAATCGTAATAAGTTCGGAGATAGCAGAAGGCATCCGGGTACCATCCATAATCTACGCCAGCGAAAATACGATCCATACGACTGATCTCTTCATCTGTAATATCTCTAATCTCCAGATATTCAAATACGTTTCCGCCGTCACCATTTGGAACGCCAAGGTATTCATGCTCATAGGCTTCTGGATTGATTTCTTTCAGATGTGCTGCATCGTCAATGAACTTCTGTCCGAGCCACTCCGCCGGGGCTTCCAGATAACTCGAATGATGAATAACTCTTTTCGGGTTAGGTATGAGCTTGATCCTGTTTACCCAGTTTGATTTTGACTTCGGTGGGTTATATGATGAAAAATCATAGGATTCATCACCACCACGAAGCACTGACTGATTAACAGAACGTTCCTGGGCATCTCCCTTCATTTGATCTTTTTCCTCTTTCCAGAGGATTCCAATGTAGCCAAACTCCGGCTTAATGGATTTCAGTTTGGTTTCATCGTCCAGACCACGGAAGTATATTGTCTGTCCTGTCTTAATATACTTGATCTCAAGCGGCGACACCTTGCATTCAAATTCTTCCATCAGCCCAAGTTCGTTTATAGCCCACTTCATATTGGCATATACAGAATCTTTCAGAGTACCGGCCACCTGTCTTGTAATACAGGCGTGCATCTGAGGATTATTCTTGATAAGTTCAACAATTTTAAAAGCTACGAATGAAGATTTCAAACCACCTCGACCGCCCTCGAATACATATTCGATATTAGGCTTGATTTGCCGGTTAATGTCCACAAATGCCTTGCCGAGCACTCTGGCAGGAAGTTCATATTTGCTTTCGTCTGATTTTGAAACAGCTACTAACTGTTCCCATTTGTCCACTGCTTGCATATTGCCTTTGATGGCCTTTGCATATATAGATGCTGCTACAACAGCGTTGTTGTTTGCGTCCTCGTCGGATATTCCCATTTTGGCGAGCTTTGCTCGAGCATTGTCGGGTGCTGGATTGTCAGCTATCATTTTCGCAAGTTCAGAGAGGGTTTTCTTCCTGCGGCGAGCCTGCCCGGAGGCGATTCCGCCTTTCCTTCCGTTTTCTCTAACTTCGCTCTTGCTTTGCATGCTTCCAGGTCTTAAGTTTTTTTCATTCGCCATTTGCTATTCATTTCCTTCTACCCCTCTGATTAATTTTGCTTTATTTCCTGTGAATTTTTCCCATCTGTCTACTATCACGTCGCAATAAGCTGGATCGTATTCCATCATCCTGCATCTGCGGTCCATTTGCTCACAGGCAATCAATGTGGATCCTGAACCTCCAAATAGATCAAGAACAATGTCTCCACGTTCTGTTGTGTTCCTTATTGCAAATTCAGACAACTTTATTGGCTTTTGCGTAGGGTGAACGTATTCGGAAGAAGAATCTTTTTTTATAGTCCATACGGAACCGATTCTTTTCCCAGTTATTTCCTTGCCATTATTTGTGCATAGTATAACTTCGTAGTCAGTGCTGAAAGTATGCTTCAAGTCACCAATTCCGCCTCCGCCTTTGTTCCAAATAATCATGTTTGTTAAATCATGATATTTTTTAAATAGCGGTATCCATTTATCTAATACTTTCCACGTCGTGCATATGAATATAAAACCATTGCACACAAGTTGTATGCTTGGAAAAAAATCTAATATTTTATCATCGTTTTCAATGACGTCGAACTTCTTGCTTTTTTTCTTAAGTTACTTTGATATTCATATCCATAAGGCAGATCAGTGAAGCACATATCAGCTTTTTCTTCATACATTAGTTTCTCGACATCTGTGATACATGTACTATCTCCGCATAAAAGTATATGCTCCCCCAGCTTCCACATATCACCTTTTTGAGTGACAGGATCCTCTGGAACGGTTCCTTGGTATTCATCTTCTTCAGCTTCTAGTTCTTCTGATTCGAGTTCAAAGCCAAAATCAGTCATATCAATATCGAATATTTCTTCGATTTCGCTGTCCAGCAAATCTAAATCCCATTCTGCCTTTTCAGATACTTTATTGTCAGCCAAGCGAAAAGCTTTTATCTGTTCGTCTGTCAAATCATCGGCAATAATACATGGTACGCTCTTGAATCCGAGTTTCTTTGCTGCTTTGTATCGGGTATGCCCAGCAACAATTACGTTGTTCTTATCAATAACAATCGGAACTTTAAAGCCAAATTGTTTTATGCTTTCAGCGACGTAAGGAACTGCATCATCATTTTTTCTTGGGTTCTTTCCATACGGTTTTATGTCTTTTAATTTAATTTCTTGAACATTCATATTGAATTTGCCTCCAATTGGCTATAAAACCCCATAATACTACTTCTGAGTATATTCTATCACAGGTCAGCAGAAAAGTTGTGGTACATGTTTGAGAAATTTTGCGTTAAAAAAGAGCCGGTAAATACCGACTCTCTAATTTTATTCGTTGTTACGTAATTTTCTGATTACCTCGCCCTGATCTCCCGGACACCCCATGAAGCACTCCGCGCAATGTTCGTAAAATGCACATCTGATGCAGTCATGTGGACTGATTGAGCTGCAATATTGATGTAGTACTGCGAATACTGATATGGCGAGTTGCGGAGTTATTTCTGGTGTAAGTTTGTCATTCATTTCCTCATCTCCTCCAACTGTTTTACTGCTTTTCTACAATCTCTATTTGCAGACCGGAACATCATCAAAAGTATTTCAGACACAGGCCTTGTCCGATTTCTTCGCTTTGCTTTTTTGATGCATGTAAGATCATTTGCTTCTGGTACATATATTCCTACATAATGTGGAATTTCAAGGGATACCGCAGCGTATACATCTGTCGGCATAACCAGGTAGTTATAATCGCCAACAAAATTCAACCCATGACCAGAATGAAAATCTTCAGCTGATGATTTAGCCTCATAACAATAGCAGTCACCTTTTTCTATCCCGGACACACTATTATTTGCTGGCACGAACCGCATATAGTCCACTCTGACCGCATGATCTGTTGAATAATCGAATGTCACTTCTTTCGCCCAATAAATACGTGGATCATTGTGAGGATTGATTTTCTTTTCAATCATTGCTGATAGTTTTGCTGTAATCTCAGGTCTTGTCATTTTGAATCTCCTCTAGTTTCTTCTCAGCTTCCTCACGGGTGAGAAATACTGTTTTACCAATCGCTGATAATAAGATTGAAAAGTTTTTCTCGCACTCTATGTAATCACTTTCTGGCCCGGTCTCATCATCAATCCATTCATATAACCACTTCGCCTTAACCGCAATTTTTACCCAGTTCCTTTTCGCAAACCGGAATGAAACAACTCGACCTTGAAAATATGAGAGAATCTTATTGTCTACGTCTTCATGACATACTATATCCTCTATTGGAAGTATTTCGCTATCTACATAAACAATATCTCCGACCTTACACGGTAGTCTCACAAGCAAGCCCTGTTCTTCTAAGTCTTTATAAGACTTTAATTCTTCTAACAGCTCCGCGACATCTTTCAGCCAATACAGCTCCCCGTCTTCGAAGCAACATCCATAAGTGTTTTGATGATACGGGCAACCAACTACTTCCTTCCCACTGATATAATCTCTTAAATCCTCGCCAGTTCCACAGACAATGCGTTTATGTTCATCGTCCTGCATATGCATGAAGTTTTCGTGGTCTGCATAGCAATCGCCTTCTGTATCCTGGCTGGCAACACATCTAAGTGCTTTTATCATATCGTCAAGTGTTAATCTCTCCATCTACTTCGCCTCTTTCAATTTCTCCACCGCCAGCTTCAATGCCCCTACAAACTCATCATTTAACGCTACACGGTCTGGATTCTCGATAAAATTTTCAAGAGTATCAATTGCCTTCTCTTCGGGTGTAGGAACTATAGTTCTACCCGATGCCACAATTTCAAGAATTTCATCAATATTGTCTTTCCAGTTTTCTATTCCACACAAACATACGTCACACTTAGTGTTATTTTTGCTCAATACACATTCTGAACATTTACGATTACCGCATAAAGAATATGTATTGGCAATCCACTCAGCAAACTCTCTTGCCGTAATTTCTTTCGTTCCAAGGAGTTCGGACGCTTCATACAATGTCTTTTCAAAATCTCTGTAAGTAACGTTCTTACTATCGTAAAAATTCAATATGTTTGGAAATGGAATTTCGATATGGTTTAAATGGTTTTCTCTCGCCCATGTGAATCCCTGAAGCTTTGCCATTTTCAGAACGCTCAAATATTCTTCATTCGTTCTTACGAATACGCTTTTTCCAGTTAAATTAATCATCAGAATTCTCTCCTCCTGTAATCTCATCAATACACTGATTCCATCCTTCTACAAATCCTGCATCAAATGTATTAGCCGGATAATCTCCATTATCTTTTTCTGGCAAGTCCATAAGTGGACACCAATCGGGTTTAGATTGACGATATTCGTATATGTAGCCAATTAGTTTCATGTCATTTTCGCTATCCCCATTTGTTACATAGCAATATGCATATTTTCTACTTCCTATACCGTATTCTTAACAAAATATACAATCTACACAAGTTTCTGGTGTATTCACTACTACTATTGACTTACTCATTCGCTTCACTTCCTCTCAGCATCAGGCTCAAAGTATTATACCCCGGACAAGTCCTGACCCCGTTTCTAGTATCTCTTAGCAGGACGCAGTACGGATATAATGCCATGACCTCATAGACGTGTTCTGTGACATCTTCGTCGCACTGGTCGATGTATTTGAAGCACTTGCCCGGTCTAAGAAAGTATCTTGCGCATACATACGCTTTTGTTCCGAATCTTACACTTGCACTACTCATTTGTGTTCCTCCTGTAACAATTCTGGATTGTCGAAAGTGTTTCCAACTACTTCATAATGTTCAAGATCAAACTTATCAATATATTCTCTATCCGTGCTACCAGTTTCGTGCACTACCCATCCGGCAACGTTCCATTCAACGGTTTCATATGCCGCATCCTCTGGGTAGGATTCGTCCAAGTGTGCCATCAGAATATCATTTTCCCATATCTTGTTTCCGCTCTTGTCGCAAAGTCCCGTGAACTGGCAGACGGTTTCAGGAATAATTTCCGCATATTCCCATACGTTATAACTATCAGCGTGAAAGATTAAATGCTCTTCGTTGCTTAAAAGGTCATATCTTTTCTGATAATATCCCTTAATCCATTTGCTGTTGTCTTTCCGCTTTGCCTTAAAAAGGATTTCTCTCATTCAACTCCACCCTCCTTCACAAGCTCGATTGCTTTATCTAATGCATTTCCTACATTTTCATAAGCAACATCTAGCTTTTTATCTCCTGTATTTGCTATTGTTAAGAAGTATCTCGTTTTTAATTGCTTCAACTGTTCCACAACCTTATCTAAATCAAAAGCTGTAAATTGTTCATTGACACAATTAATAAATTCTTTCTGGTCAGAACTAATACTCATCCCAATTTCCCAAATTTTGATGTATTTAATTAATTCGTCTGCATCAATCAGTCTGCTCATTCAATCACAACCTTCTTTCTCATCAAAAATCAAATCAACTCTGATCACATCCATTTCTATTGCCGAAAGGCAGCTTATTTCTAAGCCATAAAATGGTTTCAGCAGCTTTGAACCGGCGTTGAATGTATCGTAATCACCCCATCTTCTTCCTGGGTGACATATCTGGATTTTTATATCGCTTTCAGGATCACTGCCAGTTGCTGCTATTAAATCAATTAACTTCATTTATTTTTCCTCCCACACTCCCAACAACCGCATTCTCTCATACAGTACAGCGACGGTCTTGCGCCTGTATCCATAAAAGTCCTTTGGGTTCATCGGGATATATCTTTCTTTGCTGATTTTCCTGTAACTTTTCCGGTGTAGGATATTCTCAATAACCATATCCGCTATCACCGTGTTTTTCGGGCAAGCTGACAAGGCGGCACTGGAAAGCAGGTATCCGTACTCCGCTGGAAAGTCTTTCAGCATCGTATTCAGTTTTTCAATGTCTTCTGCTGGAATACCGTAGTCTTTCAGCTTTTTATTCCTTGTCAGCATACCGTTCTCCTTTCTAATCGTCTGGGTGATGCTTGTCGTACATGATCGCCACGCATACAAGGCTAACCACTCCGAATATGATTCCAAATGTGAAGCCTAATAAGAATGTAATCATGCTTCCACCTCCGAATCCTCTGGCATCTGAAACAGGATTGATTTTCTTATCTCATTTTCATATCCTTTTAATACAGCAATTCCATGTGCCACACTTTCTTTTGTATTATAGCTTCCTGTGTATGCTGATCCCGCCAGTCCATTGCCAACAATTTCACCAGATTTGTATTCCATGTATGCTTTCTGGATCATTTCCAGTACTTTCATGACTTTTGCTTTGGTGGAATATTCAGCGATAATGCAACAACTGCCTTGACTTCCGACATATATTGTTGTCGCTCCATTAATGTCTTGAATTGCAATACTGAAAGCATTATCAATATTTACTATTATTGTTTTATCCTGACTTCTGATTAACATACATTTCCTCCTTTGAAATTTCAATTTCATTATATTATTTGATGCTTACTTTCTTTCCAGAATACATTTTCATCCGCTTCATCTTTTTGAGAAATAATTTCATTTCATATTCTGTAAGACCAACACAAGTATTTCCAATCCCTTTATCATCTCCTAAATCTGGATCATATGAATGCAAAATATGTCCACCAGATTTTTTGTGTCCAATGAAGACTTTTTGCGTAAAATTATATTCCTTATCTTTTCTTTTATACACGCACCCATACTTGTCTTCTTCTTCTTTTACAAATCCAATTTCCGCTAATTTCTCATCTACTGTTTTAAATAATTTCATTTCGCGTCCTCCTTATCTTTCTCACAGAATCCTCTGTGTTCATATACTGAATACTCGATTCCACAACTCTGTTTCATGTATGTAAGTTTCTCCCCTGTTAATTCACATTTGTGTTTTCTTGTATTCAGATACTTACAGGTTCCGTCACAGTAGCTCATTTTTCGTCCTCCTAATATCTATCAAATTCAATGTTACTGTCTGAATAGAATCTGTAAGCATCTTCTCTGATTTTATTAACTTCACACATGACAACTTCTTTCGCTTTGCTGACGGCTTCCCCAAAATCCTCTGTCCCAAGATCATAGTTATCAATGTTCAGTGCCTTGCTGTTGAGAAACAGTGCATCTCCACAGCCGACATATTTGTGAATACTGATTCCTAAAGAATTATCTTTCAATGTAAAAATACTCCCAATTTCAGGTTTTTCGTTATACTTGGCATTACTTTTGAATTTTATTTTCCATCCTCACTTTCCCCATGTAAGCAACTGACACGCTATTGTGCAGTTAGTACATGATTTTATAACCCCCATCTTCTCAACCAGATTCTTATTCATCTCGTCGAATCTGACGTCTGTGTTCTCTTCAATGTCCTGCATCATGCTCAGGACGCTCATTTCGCCCCTATTTGCCATTTTGACGTACTCGTTGGCAGTCTGCATGACTGTGAGCAAACGTTTCGTGGAAAAGCCATATAAACGCCTCAGAGCCATCATTGTGGTAACGACATTAATCGTATCAGCCCAATCTTCTCCATCATTAAATCCATTCTCGTAAGCTTCTTTCTCCATGCTTTTGATCTGGCTATGGCAGTTAATCATTGCTCGCCCGAATGCCTGAGCCGCCTGGTTGGACTGAGCTAGAGGAAATCTCTGTTTCCGTGGCTTTGTCTTTAACTTACTGCTCACGCTTCACGCACCTCCTAATTTGCCCTGCAACGGCTTCAAACTGCTTAAGCAATGAGCCATCATCATTCCGGTTCAAAGTCCGATCGTAAGCCGGAGAGACGTCCCACAAGCCATTTACGAGAACGCCGCGCGCCACGCTGTTGAGTAGTGCGCTCCGATGCACTCCTGTGATACTCATGATCTTGTCAAGGGTGAACTCTCCAACGTACTCAGTGCCTTTGAACAGCTCATACAGTTTCATGCTTCTTCCTCCTTGTCACGAACTCATATCCTGTCAGCCGGAATGCTCTCGGTGTCTTCGGGTGATCTGTTTCGATCAGCCCATCTGTTCGCAGCATGTCCATGTGGCGAAGTACCGTAGCGTTTGATACGCCAACACCGTCAGCAATCTCTTTGTAAGACGGTGCGTACCGATGTTCCTTAATATACCGGCAGATGTACAGATATATGTCTTTATGAATTTGCTGGCTCTCCTTGAATTTTTGTTTGTACATCCTCTTTCATCTCCTCCTGGTCGAGATAGTTTCGTCCAAATACCTCCATGAACTTTGTATGTCCGTATCGTTTTTCAAATTCTCTTTGCGCTATTCGCTGCAATTCGTGGCGGATCTCTGCGTTGTTATGTACTGCTTCAGGGCCGTAGATATGGTGATTGTGGCACAGATATGCTTTCAGGCCATATTTTTCAGAGTTCTTCCGGTTCGGCCCTCCAAACACGTGATGTTCGTCCAGAATCCTGTGTTCATTCCAGTTGTCATGTAACATCACGCAAAGATAACAAGTCCTACTACCTTTGCTATGCAGAATGCTGTCCGGATGGTGCATTCTCTTTTTCTTACTTTTCTGTTTCGGGAATAACATTTCGCCCCTTTCCGGGGAGGTCAGGGCCTCCCCTTGTGTATTTGTGATATATTCGGATTTTCGATAACACCCATTTTTATGTGAGGATTTTATCCTCTGATTGCTTCATACAATTTCTTCTTTTCATTGTATTTCATTGTTACCGGTTGCCCACAATCTATGCAATTCAGATCGAACATTCTTTCTGTTTCATTTGTGAGATACCGGAGATGTTCTCCGCATTCGCAGTGAAGGAATGCAAGCTTCAGATCGTTCAGCTCTGTCCACTCCCCACATTCTGCGCATTTGTAAAAGCTTAGTCCTGCTTTCGTGAAGAAACTCTTTTCTGCTCCGCATTTACACCTGATATGCAGAAAGCCGGAATGCTTTTTCTCTTCGTTATACATAATCCTGCGCGATTCCTCTACTTTTTTTTCTGAGCCTTTCGCAGCTGCCGGAACGCTCTGAACCATCTCCATTACTTTCTCTTTAAAATCAGGATCCTCGATTGCCGGTACGTCGATCAAAAATGTGTATTTCTTCAAAATCTCATTCAGTGATCGGAATGTATACCTCGTAGCATTTTCCTTTTCAACTGCTGCCAGCACCTGCTTTCCAGCTAACACCTTTTTCAAGGCTGTTTCCAAATTCGTTTCCTGTAACATATTCCCCTCCTTATCCCATCACGCTTGCCAGGAACGTTTTCTGCTCTCTGGCAGCTTCTTTCTTCCGGATGCTTTCTTCCGGCATCTGAAGCTCTATGCTTGTTTTGATAATCCGGTCTCTGGTTCTTGCATCCACGTTTAACGCATCTGTGCTCATGTTTGAGGTGTAGATTGTAATGTTCCCGTCCTCCATGCGCTTATTGACCAGCCGGAAAATCTCCTGTCTGTGCCAGTCCTTATCTGCCTGTGCTCCGATATCATCAAGGACCAGAATCCCGCACTCACGGTAGATCTGACTCGGATCTTCTTCCCCGCGTTCCCGCTTGTAGCTGTTCCCAACGATGTCGATATAATCCGGAGCTGTGATAAACCGCATCGACAGGTTATATTTCATCATCACCGATTTGGCCAGGCAGCAGGCCAGGAAGGTCTTGCCGCTTCCAGGTGTCCGGCTCCACAGATACAGCCCTTTTCCTGCCATCTCCCATTTCTGAAAATGATCCAGGAAGTTGTGACACAGATCCTGCATCTTGCCCATGTCATGTGAGTACATGCCGAAATCAAACTTTGTCAGGTCTGCGTCATGATATTCTTTCGGGGTGCCTGTCCTGTCCTCACCCCGGAACTGTCCTTTGCATTTCGGGCATCTCCGTGCGTATGTAACTTCTTCCGGAAGCCCGTAATCAAGTACCGTTGCTCTGTACAGCTCCCAGCCTGTCCCATGGCATACCGGACACTCACCAGAGCTGGACTGAGTTTGTTGGTTCTGGTTCATCATTCATTCCTCCCTGATCTTTCGGATCGTAGTTTCCATCAAGGACTTTTGCCATGTTGGAATCGCAGATCATCCAGTCAAAAGTAGCTGACCAGTTACGTTTGTTGGCGCCTTTCAGGAAGTCGGAAGCCTCTGCTTTTTCAAACAGTTTCCGGAAGTCATCAAGAGTGTATCCGGTCTTCAATCTGGCATTGATCGCCTTTTTCCTTGCATCAGACATCTTTACCAGGCGGGGATA